GGCACTACACGACCGTGAACGTGACACTGCACCAGACCGGGCGGATGCCGGGCTTCCATGTGTTCATTCCGACCGTCATGCAGGAACGCCGCGTGATGTATCTCGACCTCAAGGATCTGCTGGTCCGCAAAGGCTTGACGGTGACGGGCGATGCGTAATAGTTCCGATCTCGATGCCGCGCTCGTCGCGCACCTCGGTTCCGATCCAACGCTCCTGGCGCTCTGTCCGAACGGCGTGTATGTCGACGAGGCCGCCGCCGGCTCGACGCGCTTTGTGATCGTGTCGCTCGTCGACGCGGTCGACGTGCCGATGCAAGGGCCGGACGGGCACCGCGCGATCGAGGATGCGCTGTACCTCATCGAAGCGCGGATGCTCTCGACGGCCGGCGGCAATATCAACGCCGCCGCCGCACGCATCGACGAACTGCTCGAGGACGTGCCGATCACGGCGCCCGGGTCGGCCAACCCGGTCCCCGGGTACGCCTGGATGATGACGGGCCGGGAAGACCGCGTCCGCCTCACCGAACGCGACGACATCGATCCGACCATTCGCTGGTTCCGCCGCGGCGGGCACTACCGCCTGATGATGAGTTGCGAGTAACCGACCCCAGGGTTCACAGAAGGAGAAGAGCACATGGCACGTATCCACGGGAAACACGGACAGGTGATGCTGGACCCCGCGCCGGTGACGACGCCGCCGGTGTCCCCGACGCCGCTCGCCGACATCAACGATTTCACGCTCGACCTCTCGACGCAGCGGGTCGAAGTGACCTGCTTCGGCGACACGAACATCCGTCGCGTGACCGGGCTCCCCGATTTCGCCGGGACCCTGGGGGGCTTCTGGAACTCCGCGACGAGTCCCGCCCTGTTCGCCGTGATCCTGTCCATGGTGCCAGCCTGGCTGCGGCTGATCCCGGATGCGACCGACGCCACCCATTTCTTTGAAGGCCTCGCGAACATCGACGGCTCCATCAAGGTCTCCGCGACCGGCGCCGTCTCGTTTAGCGGCAAATGGGACGCGGCCGACAACTGGACGATGTTGCCGACCGTGCCGTAATGCCCGGCGCCGTGATCCGCGGCGTCACCGCGCGCATTGTCTGGGCGCGGTTTCCGGCCGCGATCGTGGAAGGCTACACGGTGACCCGGTCGCGCGCCGGGGCGTGGTCCCTGACCGCGGCGACCGTCATCTCCGCGAACGCCTACAACCTGCGCCAGACGCCGCTGACCTTGGTCGCCCCGACCGAGCACGGCGAGTGGCGCTGGCCGATTCGGACGCCGATCGTCGGCGACCGGCCGCCGTTCCACATTGCCGCCGACCTGGGCGCCCTCGAGGAGATCCGTCATGAACCGCTTCGTCCGACCCGATGAAGTCACCTTGTCGCTGACGCACGGCGACACGATCACGATCCGCCGCGAACTGACGCACGGCGAGCGGACCGATCTGTACCGCCGCACCCTGGTCGAGAAAAACGGGGACCTGGTCCGCGATCCGCTCCTGACGACCGGCGCGCTCCTCACCGCCTATCTGATCGACTGGACGATCCAGGGCGAGGGCGACCGGAAGGTCCCGATCAAAGACCTGAGCGTGGGCGAGCTCACGGAGACGCTGAACCAATTGCAGGACGACACGTTCACGGAAATTCTCACCGCCATCCTGGCCCACGAGGCCGCCCTGGCGCGGGAGACCCGCCGCCCGGAAGTGTTGCCGCCATCCGATCCGATCTCCACATCGCCCGTCGGGTCGGATGGCGGTACGAATGGGTCCGCGACCTAGAGGAAACCGTGCACCACATCCTGGTCACCATGCTGATCGCCGAAGATGAGGCGCGCGCGCGGCGCGAGGACTGATGGCCATCACGGGCCGCTTTGATGCGGACTTCCAACCCTTCCTCAAGGCCGTGGAGCAGGCCAATACGTCGCTGGACAAGCTCGAGGGCCACACCAAAAACGTCAACGCCTCGATGGAGGCGTTGGTCGGCACGCTGGAACGGGTGGCGGCGGCGTTCGGGATCGCGTTCAGCGTCGACGCGCTCGTGCGGTTCGGTCAGCAGTTGTTTGCCGATGCGACGGCGCTCAATACCCTGAGCCAGCAAACCCGCATCAGCATCGAAGACCTGCAAGTCCTCACCGCGGCGACGGCCGACTTCGGCGTCACCGGCGAGGAAGTCGGGCGGGCGCTCTTTACCCTGCAATCACGGATCGCCGGCGGCGACCAGAGCGTCGTGCACGCCTACGCGCTGATGGGCATCAGCCTCGACGACCTGCGCGGGAAGGATGCGAAAGCACTCTTCCTCGAGACCGAGCGCGGCCTGGGCACGCTGTCGGGCGCCCTGCAGGACGCCGCCGCGAAAGACCTGTACGGCGGCAAGCTCGGCGCGTCGATGGTCGCGCTGTCCGGCGGGCTCGATGAGGCGATGGCGAAAACGCAGGGGCTCAACATCGCCACGGCCGACTCCGTCAAGGCGATGGCCGAGTACAGCGACGCCATCAACCGCACGTCGACGTCGTTTAAAAACTGGCTGACGGAGGGGATCGGCGGGGCGATCGGCGGCATCGAGCATCTGCGGAAGGCGATGGGGGAGGGCGGCCTGATGACCGACCTCAAGATCGTCGGCGCGGGCTGGCTGGACTGGGCCCAGACGCAGGTCACGGGCGTACAGCACGCCGAACACCTGGCGAACGTGTTCGACGAGTTGAACAAGAAGACCGAGGAGAACGCCAAGAAAACCGACATCGAACTAAAGGTCCACCAAGAGGCCCCGGCCGTCCTCGACGCGCACGCGGAAGCGATCCGGTACATGGAAACGCTGCAGGGGCAGGCCGGCAAAGCCCTCACGGACTGGCAGGTCACGTACCTGGCGCAGCTCGCGGCGATGAACGATCTCGACGCGCAGCACGCGACCGGGATCGGCGTCACCGTCCAGCAGCTCGAGACCTACAAGGCCGGCCTCGCGAGCGCGAAGCAAGCCCAGGCCGACCTCGCGAAAGCCCAGCAGGACGCCGACAAGATCGCGCTCGACTCCTACAAAGAGCGGATCAAGTCGCTGGAAACGGTCACGCAGGCGACGCTCAAGGCCTACAGTTTCGATGGGCAGATCGGCCAGCTCCAGGCGCTGATGCAAGCGGAAGAGGATCTGGCGCGGTCCGTCTACGCGCAGATCACGTCCGAAAAAGACCGGATGAAGATCCTCGAGGACCTGGCGGCGAAGCGGACCGTGATCGCGCAGCAGATGAACAAGCTCGAGCAGGACCACGCGAAAATCGTCAACGATCAGGTCATCGCCGAGCTCGGCGCGAAGACCCAGATCCTCGCGGCCTACGGGCAGCAGGCCGACGGCACGCTCAAGATCACCGACGCGCAGACGACGCTGCAGCGGTCCCTTGACGACCTGCACCGCAAAAAAGAGGAAGGGATCTCGCAGTACTACCAGGAACAGGCGCTGATGGATCAGTTCCTGAAGGACCAGGCCGCCGAGGTCCAGGCGATCGACGCCGCGACCGCCGCGCACGACCGCGAGACCGCGGCGATCCACCGCAAGGCCGACGCGCGCGACTCGTTCAGCCTGGCCGGCGCCTCGGCCGTGCCGGACAAGTTCAAGGGCATGAGCCAGGAGTCCATGCGCCTCGCCGGCTACATCGACCTGTACGGCAAGGTGACGGCGGTCGGCGAAGCGGCGGGCCTCGGCGACAGCGGCGGCCCGATTCGGCCGCGCGCCGCGGGCGGCCCCGTCACCGCGGGCAGTGCGTACCTCGTCGGCGAGCAGGGCCCCGAACTCTTCGTGCCCTCCCAGTCCGGCAGCATCACGCCGAACGGCGCCGGGACTGTCGTGCACAACACGTTCAACATCGTCGACACGGAAAGCAACATCGCGCGGCGCGTCGCCGAGCACATCACGCGCTCGGTTATGCGCTCGACGCGGTTGTCCTGATGGCACCGCCCAACACGCAGTACGGGATCGTCGGCAGCCGGCTCGGCTTCCGCCTGAACTATCTCTCCGCGGCCCTGCGCGCCGAGCGCGAGTCCTGGACGTTCTTTCGCCTCAACGACGCGCCCGTCAAGGTGCGGTATCAGTCCGTCACGATCCACGATGTCATCAACGACGCGCCGAATACCTGCACGCTGACGATTGACGCCGCGACGCCGCCGGCCGTCGGCCAACGCCTCACCGTCCGCATCAACAGCAACGCGCCGCGGACGCTCTTTGCCGGCCCGCTCCAGACGGTCGGGTACACGTTCGAGCTCCAGCCCAAGCACACCGTCTATCCCTGCCAGGCCATCGACGATACGCCGCTCGCGAACCGGAAGCTCCCGTACGGGCAGTGGGTGAACACGTCGGCGACGACGGTCGCGCAGTGGCTCGTCGCCACGTTTGCGCCGGGCTTTACCGCGGGCGGCGTGCAGGCCAGCCTCCCGGCCGTCTCCGTCAACTTCGACGCGACCGAAGGCATGGACGGGTGCTTGCGGCAGCTCGCGAAACTGATCGGCGGGTACTTCTACTGGGACGACCGCGTCCTGCACCTGTTCATCACCGAGACGCTCGACGCGCCGGATCCGATCGACAGCCTGCACCCGTTCCTGCTCGATCCGCCGGTGAGCGTCTCGACCGACACGTCGCAAGTCCGTACCCGAGTGTTCGGGAAGGGCTACGCGGAATCGATCGTCGGCGACGTCGCCGCCAACGATCCGATCGTCCCCATTTCCAACGCGATCATGTTTAACCCGACCGGCGGCCAAGCCGTCACCGAGACGCAACGCCTCCGCTATACCGGCACGGCGCCTGGCGGCGGCGGTACCGTCGTCGGGCCGGGCGTGTCGCCGTCCGCGTTTCTCGTCGCCACCATTGCCAGCGGCGCCGGCGTCACGCTCGGGTTTCACTACTACGCCCTGACGTTTGTCACGGCCGCCGGCGAATCGCTCCCTGGCCCCGCGACCGGGATCAACGTCGCCGGCACCGTCGCGCCGCCCGCCGCGCCGACCATCGGCATTCCGACCGGCGGCACGAATCCGGCGCCTGGCACGTATCAGTACGCCGTCACGCTCACCAACGCGGCTGGGGAAACGGTCCCCAGTGCCGCGACCGCCTATCTCCAAGACCGGTTAGCGGCGCCCACGTTTACGCCCACGCTCGAAGATTTCAATGACGGATTCTGGGGCGCCGATCCGCCCTGGCAAGTGGGCGCCCAAATCACCGTCTATACGTCGTTTTCCACGACGCCCGATCCGCCGATCGATACCTGGCTCAGTCCGGCCTCGGCCGTCTACACGATCAAACACCATCCGTCCTTCCCGACCGGGACGATCATGCAGGGCGTCCTCGTCACGTTCGGGTGTTCAGCCGATGCCCGACTGAAATACGTGCATGTCTGGGCCAGCGTGAACGGCGGCCCCTTGAAATTTATTCAGACGGCGCAGTATCCCGTCCCGAATGCCCCAGGGAACGCGACCTCGATCGCCCAACTCCTCGCCGGCGGCAATCTCACCACCGGCGCCGTGTGGGCTGGCGGCGGCACCGCCACGCCCGGCGCCGTGTCGCTCACAATCCCGCTCGGCCCGGCCGGCACGACCGGCCGCAAGCTCTATCGGACGACGGCCAACGGTTCGCAACTGAAGCTCCTGGCGACGCTCGCCGACAACACGACGAAAACCTACAGCGACGCCAGCCTCGACGCCGCCCTCGGCGCCAACGCGCCGACGACCAACACGGCGACCGCCGCGCAAGTCCAACTCTCGAACATGCCGACGGGTCCCGCTGGCACGACGTCGCGCAACATCTACCGCACGGCCGCCGGTAGCGGACAATTGCGCCTGCTCGGCCAACGGGACAACACCGTCACGTCGCTGCTCGACACCTCGGCCGACGCGACGCTGGGCGCCAACGCGCCCGTCAGCGACACATCCGGCCTGCAACAACCGGCCGGCACCATTCTCGCGGGCGCGACCTCGATGATCGTCGCCGGTGTCGGCTGGGCGCTGCCGGGCGGGGGCTGGGCGATCATCGGCAACGGGCAACAGGTGATCCGCTACACGGCCACCAGTGGGAACAGCCTCACCGGTATCCCGGCCAGTGGCCCCGGCGCCATTACCGCGACGATCTCGTTCAACTCGACCATCACCGGCGCCGCCGCGCTCCTCGGCGTCACCGGCCTGGTCCGCGCCCTCATCAAAGGCGCCCCGATTAACTTGTGGGTGGAACGCAACGACCCGGCCGCGCAAGCCTCGATCGCCGCCGTCGACGGCTCCGACGGGATCGTCGAACACCTGATCACCGATGAACGCCGCGGCGAAGCGTCGCTGATTCAGTTGTGCGACGCCGACCTGAAGCAGTACAGCTATCCGATTCGCACGGTCCCGTATGCGACGCGGGACGTCAAAACGAAGTCCGGCAAGCCGATCGTGATCAACCTGACGACGCCCGCGATCAGCGCGACGCTGACGATTCAAGACGTGACGATCACCGAGATCAACCTGGCGCCGCGCCTCAATCCGCGGTTTACCGTGTCGGCGTCCTCCGTCCGGTTTTCCCTCGACGACATCCTGCGCCGCCTCGGCGCCAGCCTCGACGTGACGAGCTAACCCTTATGGCTATAAACCGCGCGCCCTGGACCGCCCTGGTCGATGACTCGGGCCAGAACCTCGACGGCTCGATCTGGAACAAGGCCGCGATCAAGGACGTCCTGCTCGATCCGATCGATGCCCTGGTCGCCCCGTACGGCGTCTGGACGGCGACGCCCTTCGCCGCCAGCGACTACACCGCCTCGGCGGGCATGACGTGGACCGTGACGGCGCCCTCCGTCGTGTTCAATCGCTCGATGCTCATCGGGAAAACCCTCTGGTGGTTGGTCTACATCGAAGCGGCCAGCCTCAGCGGGACGGCCGGCCCGCAGCTCTTCGTCAAGTTCCCGGCCCCGTATACCGGCGTCTCGAAGCGCGGCGTGGGCATCACCGCGCAGCTCTACGACACGACCAGCAGTCGCGGGTGGATCCGCGTGAATCCGACGGGCACCGGCGTGATTATCGAAAAAGACCCGTCCGCGAATTTCGTACTGCAAAGCGGGGCGACGTACCTCGAATTCAGTCTGACCGTGGAGATCCTCTGATGGCCCCGACGCAGTTCGTCCAGAAGCCGTACAAAGTCCACGCCGAACAATTCCTCGCCGCCACGCCGCCGCCGCCCGACGCCACGACCCGCGACGGCCTCTGTATCTGTACCGTGGTCGCACCCTTCGCGGACGGTCGTCCCCATGTGCATAGCCGGCAGCAGGTGTACGAACTGCACCTCGGCGACTGGATCGTGCATGAGCAGTGGTCGCCGCACGACTGGTTGGTGATCCCTGATGCCGAATTTACGGATCGGTTCTAATGGGCCGGATCGGGCTCTCCGGCCTCCTCCTGATCTATGCCAGCGCGTGGCTGCTC